GATGTTCTATATTTTCGCCTATTAAAGCATTTAAGTCATAGACTTGATTTGTATTAGCCGGATTGCTACTGCCTGTAATACTAATATAATTTCTTTTTACTTCATATTCTCCACCGACCAATGCTTCTGCGCCATATTGTTTGCTTAGTTGTACAACATAAGGCAACCCTGTACTTTTCATTGCCAACCCGGTTAAATTATCGTACTTACTTTGTGGTAAACCTTGTAATGATACTAAGTTATTTACGATATTAAATTCATTAATTACACGATTATATTCTAACGTAGCTTCTTCAAAACAAGCATAAAAATTGACATCAATCATTTCTATGTCAACAATCGGGTATCCAAGACGTTTTGCTGCCCACATCGCGCTGCTACTACAATCATTTTCAAATGTAGTCTCGCCTGATGTACAGGTTTCGTCTAGATAATAGCCGAATGGAACACTGCCGCTATTAACAGCACTTCCACTCCCAGGCCACCTCACTCTGTCTTGGTCCAAATTAGCACTCATTAATTATAAATATCTAAACAACAAAAATATACAGTTTATAATTTGTTAATTTACATATCATATTTTTAATTCGTTTTATCGGCGGCACCTTTCAATTTACTTAAAATTTTATTTAAATAATTCTTGATTTTATCTTTATAGATCTGTTTAGCAGTAATATTGTTTGGCTCTGTTGGCGCACGATCACCCCAATAGATTTTTTGTGTAAAATACTTATCTCCAAATCTTTCCCTCAATTCCTTGGTTCTTATTACAAATGTATCTTCCGGTCCCTTATTTTGTATTATACCCAATGCAAATGCGTCCTTTAACCTAAATCCCTTCATCTTTAATCCGGCGATTACACCCACGGGTTTACCTGTATCGGGATCAATCGGACGATCAACATCGTCTAAAAATCTTAAATCGGTTCTATCTGCATCAATTACTTTATAACCACGATAATATTCTGGTAATTCATCAAATATTGCAGAAATATTACCGCCTGACTTCAAATATTTTTCACATTCTATATTATTTTGTAAAGTTTCTTTTCTTGAAAAAGTCATATGTGGGTTTGAAGGATCTTCGAGACTTTGCATTGCCCATTTAAACACAGCTGTATAGTCATAAAATTTAACATCTGGATTTGCAAATTTCCAACTTTCCAATTTTTTATGAAAATCAATATCGCTCGTGCCGTTTAATCTAACTGCCAACTTTAAATTGTATTTATCAGCCACTTTTTTCAAAAACTCCATTTCAATTTGCAATCTTTCGATGAAGTCTTCAGGGCGCATTGGGTTCAATATTCTACCACGCTTGCCTTCTGGTCCGGGTCTACCTTTGCCATAAAATCTATCTATAATTTTTGGATCTGTAGGAATATTTTTCATCTCATCAGATGTCAATTTATCACCAAACAACCAACGAGTTTTTCTAGTTCTTGCTGCTAATTTTGCTTTTAGATATGCAGGGTTACCAGCAAAATTCAAACAACCAGCGTTACATTCTGGACTTTTCTTTGGACACACTTCATGACCCGATGAATCAGATGGAGCCAAATATAAAATTGCAGTCAAATATCCTTTGTCATCCAAGAAAGACTTCAGTGTTTTTGGATCGCTTAATACACTCAATAGTTTTAGTCTTCCTCGAGTGTCACGGATAATATTCTTCATTAATTCGGCCAGCTCATAACTAATAGGCTCCTTTTTGTTCGCTTCGGTCAAATATATATTCAAATTGTTATCGGCATCATTTATAGCTTCATATAGAGATTGATTTACGCAATTTTTACATTCACATACAAACGTATCTAGTGGGATAATACCGTCAGCAGTCAAACCCAAACTTTTATACATTTTTACTTCGTTTAATAAATCTATAAGTTTCATATGTGTTTTGTTATTTTTACTTTTAAATTACCGTTACCTTTTATTACACGGTGATATGTTTCTTTAGGTATAAATATTGTTTCTCTAAGTAATTGTGGTAGATTATTATCTAATTGAACTTGCCAATCCACATTTTCTATAACTTCTATTGTTCTATCTTCACGATCTATATGCCATTCTAATTCATGAGTATCTACATCAGCATCAAATTCTCTTATATACTGATTATTACCCAACAACTTTTCTGTGAACGGCAGATTCATTACCAGTACTTGCCTCTGCCTTTATTGCCTAAACTACGAATACGATGACTACGACAACTCCAATATCCAGCAGTCGTTCTATCTTTCTTTTGTGCACATTTATGTCTAGCAGCAAAACTCTTACGGCGAGCTTTACTACGACCTCTGACTCTCAAATTAGGATCTCCAAATGTTACTTTTTTAATTTTGCCACTTTTTGATTTTACATACACAGCATACTTCTTTGGTCCGCCTGGAGTTCTAATTGGTCTATTAAGAGTGACATTTCTACCCCGATGTTTAGCTTCCATCAAAATGTCTTCATCTACTTCAATAGGTGCATCCAAATAAACTTCTCTACCTTCGAAGAGTTCTTTTTTACCAAGATCACTTTCCACCAATTCAGCGTCTGGATCACATAATTCAATTTGGTTGTTGAGATATAAACTACGAACTTCTTCCAACAACTCAAAATAACTATCGCTATAAGTTCTAAAAATATTTTCACTTAATGGTATTTGTTTTTCAAGATGATATTTTAAATTATCACTAACAACTGCGTCTTGTGCAAGAGTCATGCCACACAACTCTTCATTATCCATTAAATCGTTAAATTTGATCATAGTTATAAATATTATCCATATTTATTAATTGATTTTAATTCTCCTACTAAAATCTTTTCTTGTGAATCTAAATTTTTATCTAATTCAACAAACACATCGTTTAATGTTACTTGAACATTAGCTCTTTTTTGAATGGTTTTTAAATTTTCAAGTGTATCCACAACCGTATCCAAAGTATCTTTGTACTTATTAAAGATAGGCAATTCAATATGATTACTAAATTGCAAAGCTTTCGGAGCAAGTCCTTTTAAAATATTAATGAACATGCCAACTATATGTTCGACTATTGAAAATATTGCACCTGCAATAGGATTCGTCGCTGCCAAAAATCTTAAAACCATAAAACACACTAAAAATATTAATATTCCTGTAACACCTATAGTTACAAATCTTTTTAATCCATACATTACTCCACCTAATCCCATCCAACTGTTCACCTCATCAACGGTTATTTGTAAAGCATCAGCTTTTTTAGCAACCTGAGAAGCTTGTATTTCAAGTCCTTTTATTTGAGCTTCGTATCTATCGTGTATTTCTTTTTGTTTATTTTGTAAATCTTGTATTAATACATCTTTTTCTTTTAATAATTTACCACCCTTTTCTTTTTCTTTTTCAATTTCACTGTTCAACAAATCCGTAATTTGTTTCATCTTGTTTAGTTCATCAACATTTGGATTGCCCGCAATACTTAATATTCTACTATTATAGTCTAAAGCAGTTTTAACTTGTACAGGCGGATTTGTTACAGCTTTCAAAGAATAATCTGTACCCGCCGCAAGTGTAGAAACAACTTGCAATTTTTCATCGTTATTTTTAGCCTTTTCTACTCTGGTTTCGGTCAAAGCGTCTTTTGTTTTTTGTATTTTATCTACATTCGGCGTTTTACAGCTGGTTAATACACTAAGAGATAAAACTGATAAAATAAAAATTTTCATATAATATAAATATCAAACATAATATAAAAACTTGTATTTTGACAAACATATGATATACTTGTTTTATGTCCGAGTATTTTGATCCCACATTAATTTACCTCAAAAGCATCAATAAGAATGTTGCAAAAACACTTATTGAAAAGAATCATTATACTCACAAATGGAGTCTATGTACAGTAGCTTATGGAGTTTATTACAAAGAATATATTGAGAGTACATTCTTTGGTGGATTTAACGAAAGATTAATAGGTGTATTGGTATATGGAAATGCCGTGGGTAGAAACGCCAGTACCAGTATATCACCACTACTTGTTAACAATAATGTGTTAGAATTAACAAGACTGTGGATTGCAGACGGTTACGGCAAGAATATAGAAAGTTATTGTATAGCTGAAAGTTTTAGATTACTCAATAAAGAACACCCCCACATAAAATGTATTTTAAGTTATGCTGATAGTGAAGTAGGACATAAAGGTACAATATACCAAGCTACGGGCTTTCTTTTTCAAGGAGACAATTATGTTGATGTAGCACTAATGCCCAACTATAGTGTTAGTTTAGATGGACCTCCAAATTATAAATGGATACACAGTAGAAGTGTATATGCTAAGTGGAAAACACACAGTGTAGATAAACTTAAAGAACGTATAGGTAGAACATTTTGGCGTAAACGTGAAAGTGGCAAGTATCGTTATATCAAATTTATTAGCAACAAAATAGAGAACAAGAAACTTGTCAAATCACTAAAACATAAAGTTCTTGATTACCCCAAAAATGCTTCATTCAAAGAAGAAGTTCAAGAAATAATTGTACAAAATAATAACCAATTTTTTGAATAAAAAACCCCAACTTTCGTTGGGGTTTTTGAGTTATTTTATTTCTACTAAGTATTATACGGTATCGAGATCACCGATTAATACTTTTCCATAGAACTCTGGGCGCACTACCTTCTTAGCGTAGCGGGTCATTACGCCTCTACGTGGTGTGAAGTTCACTGGATCATAGACCAATGGAGTTTGGATTAGTGGGATATAAGGAGCATATACAGCACCGGTTTCTAGGAAGTTGTTTCCGCGGAAACCAACCAATACTACGTTATCGGTCATGTATGGGTTCTTGTAAACTTGGAAGCGACTTGCGAAGCTACCAACACGGCTTACGCCCATTGCGAACTTAGCTTGATCGCCGTCAGTGTTTACAACATATCCTGGGATTGATTCCAAGATTGTTGCTACGTCTGGACTTACGACCAAGAAGTTAGCACCACCACGGAGGGTCAATTTTTGGATTGTGTTAGACACCTTTTGAATCTTGTTACCAAGAGTTTGGAACCAGGTGCTCTTTACGTAAGCAGTACGGTTTGGTGAACTGTTTGCATTACGTGTGAAGACTGCTTCACCGGTTGTTGCGTTGATTGACTTGCTGAACTCAACGCCGATTTGGGCGGACCAAGCTTCGGTTGTGATACCTTGAACGGATTCGTTCAACATATCTAGGATTTCAAGATCAATTTCCATACTTACATATTCACTCAATAGAGCAGTAAGTTCTGCTTCTGCATCGATAGAGTGGTAAGCATTCAAGTCTTGAGCCAATTCTGGGGTCCAGACTGCCTTTAGTTTACGAGTTTTAGCAACGATAGGTTCGCTGTTTAGTACCAAGTTAACTTCTGGGATACTGATATCGGTATCAATGCTTTGTGTAGCAACGTTACCGGCCGTACCGGATCCTTCACCGGCAGTCTTGCCAGCTTCAAAATCACCACGTAGGTTGTCGGTAGGTTGTAGACTATAGATCAATTTAACCTTGCTTGACGCACCGCCAAATGCACTGTTAGATGCTGATACGATATATACGGTTTGATAGAATGGATCTCCCAAACTGCCTGTATTGATTGCCTTAGTGTATGTATTCAATACGAGACCACTACTTTGTAAGGTAGTTGGTGTAGTTGATCCTGAGATTAAATTGAATGAACGAGCTGCGTTTAAATCTGCATTATATACATATCCATTAGCAGCAATACCGGAAGTATTGTCGTCATGATTCAAGATTACCTTGAACAATTTCTTAGCTACTACGGACGAACTCAATTCGCTAGCAAATTGCACGTCATTCCAAGAAGCTGTTTGAATTGTATTACCAGTGGATGTAGTACCTGCTACTTTTGTTAGTGTAATAGCAGAGCTACTTACTGGACGAACTGAATAAGCATATGCGCCTTGACCATATAAACCACGAACAGCGTCGTCGGTAGAACCCAATTTCTTACCTGTACCACCGAACAAACTATCGTTCAATTGTTTACCGGCACGTGTGGTTTTAGCACTACCGTTATTCAAATTACGTAAGTCGGTACCAGGAGCGGTTGTACCATACTTGAAGTCTAAATAGAAAATTAGACCTGATGGTAGGTTCATTGGTTGAACGCTTACGAATTCCTTCGCAGCGATCTCAGCGAACACACGACGAACCAATGGAAGAGCTACGCCAGCCCATTGTTCAGAACTGGTAGAAGTACCAGTGGTGGTTGCTTCGTCAAGCAATTGTTTTGCTTGGTTTTCCAAGAGGATAGACATGTGTGCCTTTTCAACACCAGCACAACCTTCTAGTAGGCCTGTCTTTTCCCATTTGTTTTGTAATCCACGGGTTTCAGCCATCAATTTGGCTTGTGGATTCATATTATTTGTCAATAGACTCTTTACATCCATACTCATATTTTGTTTCTTTCTATATTAATTACTGTTAGGTTTTTACTCGCAAACTAATTTTACTTCTTGATTCCTGCGAGTTTTTGGAATCTTGAAGTCATCACATCGGCTTGAGGTTCTACAATGGTAGAATCAGGCTTTGTTGATGATACTGGTTTGCTTGCCAAACCTTCGGTGATAGTTTGAGCAGTTGTATTAGTCTTTTTCTTGACAACTGATGCACCGGAATTAAGTGATTCGGCCAAAACTGTATATGCCAACTTGACTTCACGAATATTCTTGGTCAAGTCGAAAGTGTTAATGATCTTAAGCTTTTGATCTTCGGTTAAACCTTTACCTTTAAATAGTTTATTGGTATAAAGCAACTTAGCATTCAATAAATTGGTTTCGGCTAGAACACCCTTCATATATTTTACGGTATTCAGTGCTTCACCCAACTGTTTCTTAAGAGTTTCGTTTTCTTCGTTAATTGCAATTAGTGCTTCTGCCATTTCGTCGGCTGTAACGTCGCCTTCAGCTACAGGAGAGGGTACTTGACCTGGCATCTGAGTTTGATCTTCAGGAGCGGCAGGTGCTACTGGAGCTGCCGGCACTTGAACTGCTGTAGGATCTGCTGGAGCTGGTGTTGGAGCTGCAGCTGCTGGAGCAGGAGCTGGCGCGGCTTCTTCACCTTCTAATTCAGCTAGAAGTTCATCCAAACTGATTTCTTCGTCCATTTCACAAGAATCGTCAACTTCTGCTACGTCTGAAGCACCTTCTGTATTTTCAGAAACTTCGCTTTCTAATTCTGCTAGAATTTCATCCAACTCTTCACTTGTAACTTCGGCGCCATCTTCTGTTGAAGATTCTTCCAATTTTACATCAAATTCTTGTTTACCGGCGGGAGTTGTGTTTTTATTTGCTACAGTAGAAGGTTTTGTGGGATGTTGTTTAGAAGCAAGATTGCTATCATCTTTGCCGATACCTGAAGATCCCAATTTTTCTTCAATTTTATCTCCTTCGGTTTCTTCGGCGGAATCGTCTTCAGCCATTTCTTCCTTTAGTTTTTCAGCAAACATTTCTTTTACGCTTGCTGCAAAGTTTTCTTCGAGAAAACTTTTTGCGTTTGCTAGTGCCGTTTCACGTACAGCTTTAGCATCCGCGATACTTTCTTTTAATAGATCGCTCATATTATATTACTGCCTTTCTTATTGTTATGTGTTTGTGAAGTTATTAAGAACTCCAAAGAAGATAAATTTAAGTCACATCAAAGAATGATGTATTTGATTAATAAATATATAATAAAAATCAAAATATAATAAAAAAGTTTATATTTATTGATATATGCCTGCAAAAAGTCAAAAACAAGCAAATCTATTTAAATTGGTGAGAGCCATACAAAAAGGTAATGTTAATAACAATGATGTATCTTCTAACGTTCGTAAAATGGCACGTACCATTAAACCCAGTAGCGTTAAACATTTTACTAAATTAAAAGAAATTTTAAATCAAATAAAAGAAAATGAATATAGTTTAAGTAAAGTAAAAAGAGTAAAGGGAGTAAGTTTCAAACAACATTTATCAAAACAAGTTGGTGTACCGTTTGATGAAAAGGAATATGAAATGTTTCAGGGTAAACAAACTGGATTTTCTGGATTTGGAAAAACAACTTTTAAAATAGATAAACAAAATAACGAAATTTATACTGAAGTAAGCAGTAATGGTACTAACAAAAAATTTGTATTTAAAAAATTAATTGATAAAAATGATGGTACATACAAATATGCTTGTTTTATTCAAAGAACTTTTCCTGACAAAACGGAAAAAGAAATATTAGACTTGTTAAGTAGTAGTTTTGATGATCGTAACATTTCTGAAAAAACAAAAACTCTTACTGATTTTATTGATAGAATTAACACAACTTTCGGATCCATTTAATATGCCATACAATTTCAATCCAAACTTTAATAAACATATAAATAATAAAAAGGAATCTTATAAAAATATTAAAAGAACCGGAGAAGAAAACCCTTATTCTAATCCCGACGTGCGTTCAATGAATAATAATTATAACAATTATAAAAGTCCTAAACTAATTAATTTTATTAATAATGATAATTTTGAAGAAGATGTAAAAATTTATAAACTAGAAGATATTGACCACCCAAATGGATGGGATTTTAAAGAATTGGATATGTTGGGAGAAATGAATTTTCGTATTGATGATGAATACAAAATGTTTAGTGAAATTGAAATTCCATCAATAAAAATGGAAAATGAAAAAACAAAAGCCTTCGTCTATAAAACTGACGAAGGCTATGTATTAGAAACAAATAGAAAATACGTTTTTGAAACGTTTAATAAAATGATTGAATTTATTGATTCAATTCCGATGAATCAGTTAAAGACTTAGTGTCGGTTGTCGGAGTGATATCCGCAATTTCAAAATATCTTTCCAAACGACGACCAACTTCTTCATACAACATTTCTAGTTGTTTTTCAATGGATTTCATTTTTTGTGCTTCTTCGTACATTTTAGCGGCATCACGTTTGATTTCTTTCATGTCACGTTCCACCATCTTAGCTTCCATCCAATCGCCACATTCTTTTAAAGCATAACGTTCGGCCAAGTTAACGGCCTCCATTATTTTTTGAGCGGTAGCATATACTCCCTCAGCTTTTAATCCTTTGCGATATTGATTATAAGCCTTGATAGTTTCAACCATATTTTTCTTTTCATATACGGTAAGTGGAGTATATGCGTGTTCAGTCGAATTTTCTAGTAAATGTTTTAATTTCATACTTTATAAATATTATAGTTCTGATAGAATGTTGTGGATAATTCTTTCAACGTTACTATAAGGATTAATAATTGTTTTTGATTGATCGACACTTTCATTTATTTTTCCTTGTGGATACATAAACGCTCCTTGTGTACTTGGATTGCTAACAAAATCAAACGCTATTAAATCAAAATCGTCTTGTACAACATCTGCGTTTTCTCTCATATCTTTTTTAACAGATCCCAGTCCCCGGCTACTAATTCCCAACAAAATACCAGCCTTAAGAAGATCTTTCAAAATATTACCACTTGGAGTTGGTAAAATTTCAACCGTACCCATCAAATCTTTACCGTCCCATCCCATGTCAATAATATTATGACTAACGTTTTTCAAATTTACAACGGAAGATTCGGGGTGGTCTAATTCACCCATGGCACGACGTTGTTTTACGAAATTGTCCATGTATTTCTCCGATTCTCTTTTTAAAATTTCGGATGGATATACTCTACCATTTTGATTTTTTGCATCAGCACGTTGAAGAACGCCTGTCACTACCATTTTTCCATCTGAATAAGATTCATTCAATGACGATTTTTTAAACTCAAATGGTAATACGTCTATTAATACTTGTTTCATATTATACTTTTACTTGTGTAGGAGATTGTTGTTGATTCTTAGAAGAAGTTTCGTCTGGTGTTTTTGAAGCTTCTTCTTCATCGGAAGTCACCGTATTTGTTGGTGTAGCCGATTGTTGTGGACTTACCAATGCCTGAGACTTAGCTACCTGATATTTATCTTTAGGTTTAAGCTCCGCTGTGCCTAATATTTTTATTGAAAATCCGGGTTTAATGAAAAACTTAGCAACCTTTTGTTTATTTTCTTCACGTCCTATTATAATAATAACATATCTATCATAGTAGTAATCTATTGCTACACCTGTAACATTTATTGTATAATCTGTTTCTGGTTGCTTATATCCTTTGCTAGCTCTTACCACTATTTTTTTACCCAAAATTTTATCTTGAATAGTTTTTTGTAAATTGTTTTTTAAAGATTCTGTGCTACTTTTTAATTTGGTATCAAACGACGTGAAATCTGGTAAAACATCATAATTTTTAATATTAACCGACGGTTGAACAGCCGATTGTGTGGGTGGTGTAACAGATTGTTGTTTGAGTGGTTGAACTGAATTGGTTGGTAAAGACTGTTTAACGTTTTGTTGTAAAGGTTTTTGTCCTTCTTGTTCGTATTTCAATCCATTAAAACCTTCGGTTACAGGCAGATTGCCTTGTTTATATCCTATTAAATTTGGATCAATGTTGGGATCGTTGTGTTGCACCAATCCATTCTTGTCAAAATATGTATTGGTTGGTTCTATATTAAAAGATGGTGTTGTATATGAAGGTTGACTATAAACTTGATTTTCTAATTTAAAATTTGGACTCTTTTTAATATTTTTTGCTAATTTATAACCCAATTGATTATAAGTTGAAGGACGAGTGCCTCTTTTTGAAAATGCAAATGGCGTTCTAGCAGCATCTCCTCCTACCGCAACAGGACCCGATGCTACAGGAGCCGTACCAGTCATACTAGCTTCGTTTTTAACTTTTAACTTATGTAAAAGTTCTTTAATTTTCTTTTTTAGATGTACCTTCATTCTTTAACTTTTCAAGTTCTTCAACTAATTCGTATGCATTCAACAATGAAGTTAACTGATTTTCTTTTACCACACCCGCAACGTTTTTATTTGAAAACTGATTAACAACTTCTGTTATTTTAATTTTAACCACATCGGAATTTACAGTTTGTAAATTTTCTTTCAATAAAATGCTTATTCTTTTATACTCTTCATTTACAAATTTAGTAAATTTACTTGAATTACTAATATTTGTAATGTATTCTTTAAGTAGTTTCTTTTGTGAAGGTAACAAATTACTATACTTAGTGTTAAAATTTTCAATCAAGAATTTATATGCTAACAATCTTACTTCTGCACTCTGACTTCCATAAACATCCAAACTTTCTTCACTATTCTTTTTTTCTTTAGTTAAATTTTCAACGATATATTCTCTGGACTCGACTAACTCTTTTATATCAAACTTAACTTCACATTCTACTTGATTTTCAAATAGTTTATAAATAGAAGCGTATAATTTATAATTGGGAATCTTGTTCTTCAAAAATTCATCAATATTGTACTTTTCTTTTATTTCTTTGATTACGTTATATTTTTGTTTGTTCAATTCACGTTCATCTAATTTTGAACGTGTTTGTAAAACAACATTTAAAATACGATCTGCGGATGTGGTATCTTTGCTGGTTTGATGCAAAACAAAATTGTATAACTGTGCTTCTTTACCAAGCTCTTTACTTTCGTGAAAGTATTTAAACATTAAATTTTTAGTAAATGATTCATCTCTACCCGCCAAAATATCTGCAGTAATTTGACGCGTAAGAAGTTCAAACAATATTCCAGCATTCTTAAATTTTGAATGTTTTGCTTTCTTATGCATAATATTAATATTATTTATAAATATATAAGAACTATTTAAATATATAGTATTTGTATTTATTCTTTTATATTTCTTTCATCCATAAAGGATTTTTCGTTTCCCTCTCTTAAAATTTGTTTTTCTTGATCAACTGTATTTAACATATCATTAAGTCCTGACAACGATTCCAATGATAATGGAGATTTGTTTTTATATTTGTGTGTTACTGATAGATCACTTCGTCTGTTATTTTCTAGCGTACCCAAGGGATCCTCTCCAAACCGATATTTACGAGCATCTTTTCTACCACTTTGATCTCTTTCGGACAATTTTGGAGGAGTTGACCCCGCAGCTCCAGTTGGTTCTTTAGATGGTTCTTTAGATGGTTCTTTAGTTGGTTCTTTTTGGGGTTCTTCTTTTTTATTACCTGATAGTTCTGAATTTATATCGGAATCTCCTGTGGGTAATCCACTGTCAGAGGGAGGTTCATCTCCTCCACCTTCTCCATCCGTTTTTTCTTCACTTGATTGCAAAAACTTAATCGCCGGATCATTACCTTCGTCTTCAATTTGCTTAAATCTATAAGTACCTTTAGCATCATCGACTAATTGTTTTTGTAACTCTATCATGTTTTGATCACTTAAACCAAACACGTTTTCATAAATCCACTTTTTGCTAAAAAACTTATTTTCTTGCATGTCTTTAGATACTTCAACTTTACTCTTCCAAACATCTATTTTTTCTTTTTCAAAAATAGTAGATGGATTGGTCAACTCTAACGTAAAATCAACAAGTGATTCATCGCGATATCCTTGACTGTATAAATGAATTAAGGCAATCTTATTTAATTCACTTACAATAATTCTCTGTATACGTTGAATCGTTCTAGCAAAACGAATATCTTCAGCCGCTAACGTAGCTTTACCACTTAAACTTTCATCGTATCCTAAAAATGCTTTTGGAATCTTAAGTGCGGCCATCATCTTATTGCGAAGATATTCAATATCGTCTGTACCTGTCCACTCCAATCCGGGCAAATTATCAATGCTTGTACCACTATCACTACCACGAACTGGCAAGAAGAAATCTTCAACCATGTTTTGTAAATTGAAACGTAAATTGTAATCGCCTGTTTGTTGATCTACATATGGAACCTTTTTCATCTGAGTCATAATTCGTTCCATATGATTGTCAACTTCATTTGGAGGAATATTGCCGATATCAACTTTGAAGATACGTTTTTCAGGAGCACGCATGATACGATGAATTAACATTGCATCTTCCATCAAACTCAATTGTTTCCAAACCCGACGAGCACCTTCCAACATACTCTTACCGTATGGCAAGAAGTTACTATCACTTAATAATCTAAAATGTGCAATTTGATAATTTTCAAGATCTTC